TTTTCGTCCACAGGCATTCGCAAAGTGTTGCCAGCGTATTGGCGTAACAATACGCGACACTAGCTGGGGAACCACGGCTCCATCAACACGCCGCGGAGGCAGCTATGCCATAAATAGCACCAAAGCGAATATAACTCACAACACATTTACATACGATGAATACCAAGCGAACAACTGCTTTGTCCCGTAATGCGACCAGAAAGTCAACAATTTCTCAAATGGCTGACGTTAAGGCGAGAGTTTCGAGAGTGACCGAGAAGGCGAGAGAGGAGTCTCTTGCCAATGGTAACAAGAGGGAGAAAGCGCGTTTTGCGCGTTTGACCAAGTCTGAGAAACGTGAGTGGCGAGATGCACTACAACGTGCTGTCGCCAAAGCCAAGAACACTACGGTGGCAAAGGCTTTGGCTGGCCAGAAGTTGAGCAGAAATCAGCGCTTTAAAGTTGAGCGCATTTCACGTCTGGAGGCAGAGATGCTCAGACTTATGGATGTTTCGGACGATGGTATTGAACTTCAGGCTGGCAAGCCAATCATTGCAGCCGCAGCTGCTTTGAGTGTGGCTTATGCAGCCCATAAGTTTGGGACCACGTGCGACTCTGTCAGTGAGGGAGTAAATACTCTCAATGGGGCTATGAAGAACTTCATTGAAAACACCAAGAAGTATGGTTCCATATTGTGGAAGCCTGCTGCAATTGGAGTTGCCGTGTGGTTGCTCTGCAATTATGGGCATGTTTTGCCACTCGTTGCTGCTGTTGTTGCAACAGTAGGCGTATATTTGCCCGAGATTGCAGGCATGATCAAGAGTTTCGCTCCAAAGGGGGTTCGCCTACAGAACGGTGGTGTGTCTCTGACGAGTGAATTACTCACCATGATGTGCACGTGCTGGGTGCCTGGCAAGGACACCAAGTCAGTGACAGGTGAGTTCATGAAGCGCGTTTCCAATTTCAACAAGGCCAAGGATGGTATGGAAGGCTTCGTCAAGGGAGTTCTAGACCTTGCTGAGAAGTTCATTAACTTCATTCTACGCCGGAATGAGGGTAATAGGATTACCTTTTCTCAGAAGAAGGATGCATATGACCAATGGAGGCATAGGGTTATTGCCGCCGTCAAGGAGATGGCAGAGAACCCTACTATGCCAATTGAGGATATACGCAGGATCAAGGAACTCCAGATTGAGGGTTTTGGGTTCCATGAAGTTCTCGCTACGGTAGAGTCAAAGAGAGATTTGTCCCAATGGATGGAGAAGTTGTCGCTGGCTTTGGCGCCTCATGAGGGGGCCATAAAGGCTGAGACCAACTTACGTCCATTGCCGTACTGTATCATGATTGGCGGTCGCACGGGTGTGGGTAAGACCACGCTGTTGCGATTTATTGCCAGCACTATTCTATTGCTCTCTGGTGAGTGTACAGCTGAGAATGCCTTGGGCAATCTTTGGCAAAAGGGCACTAGTGAGTACTTCAATGGTTACATTGGGCAGAAGTGCTATGTGATGGATGACTGCTTCCAAGTTAAGGCTAAACCGGGAGACATGGATTCCGAAGCGATGCAAACCATTAGGATGGTTGGTAATTGGTCTATGCCCCTGAACTTCGCCGACTTGATGAGTAAGGGTAAGATTTACTTTGACTCCCCGCCCATCATTGGCACCACAAATGAGATGAATGTGGTGGCAGCTTGGGATGAGTTCATTACGCAGCCACAGGCATTGGTGCGTAGGTTTCAAACATCAGTATGGGTCGATGTGACTCCTGAATTTAAGACGGGTGAGGGAAGATTTGACTTTGAAAAAGTGCAGGGTCTCTTCAAGAGTTCTATTAGGGCTGTGGAAAGGCTCTCCGTTGAGATGAAAGCGAAGGGTGAAAGGCCCACTGTGTCCCAGATTTTCGACCTGTTGCCTTGGCATATCTGGACCCTTGTTCCACATGGGTTCGACAGGAGTGACATCGGCACAGTCCCTATACCTGGAGGTTTGAGGTCAGTTGTTGAGACAGCAGCTGATGCTATCAAGTCCAGGAAGAAGGCTAATCGCGAAGAGATTGACGACATCCAGAGTTTGTTGCGCATTATTGGTGACGCAACAAAGGAAGGGGTTGAACTTGAGGCTGGTTTGAATTCCTTCAGTGTGAATGCTGAGGAGTTCACCCCATCTAAGGTGGACCCGGAGATCGTGTCATTGCATTCGAGCCAATGTGAGAAAGTGGATGACACAGACAGGATGTTTGAGGAATTTCGCAGGAAGATGAAAGACCCCAGCTATGCGGATTATGTGCGCGAAACTCTCAAAGAGCGAGTGCACTTATGGAGCATGGAGGCTGAGGCCGCTCACCACGAAGCCATGGATTCCATTGGAGCTAAGATTGAGCGGTGGTTTGAAAGAGTGTGTGCCCAACACCCTATTGTCGGGGATGTTGTCGAGATTGTGGCAACAGTTGGCATGTGCTTCCTTATCGGTATGGCCATCGGGATTTTATGCAACATTATCCTTGGGCTAGTCGGAGCTGTGAGCACCCTTATTGGGTATGTTGCACGAGCTTTTGGCATCGGTAGGAAGCGTGACAACGTTGACCTGCAGTCCAATGAAAGACCTCCACCGCCAGTGAGGGTTGATTCAAAGCACATGGATCTTGCGTCATTTAATGACGTTAAGGTCACTGCTCAGGTTGGAGTTCCTCCGAATGAGGACGTTTACGACAACATCTACAACAATGGGCTGAAGTGCTACACGGACGATTGGATTGTTGGACAATTCCTTGGTCTTGGGGAAGATGTTTATCTTTTCCCAAAACATTTCATCGCAGCCATTGAGGCACTCAATCCTGAGACTGTCCTATACTTCCAGTCTGCGAAGAGTGGCATGAAATCATCCATGTCCAGAGAGGATTTCCTTCGCCTTAAGCGTGAGGTCCTCCCTAGACATGATATCGCCGCTGTTTCTTTTGGCGCAAGCTTTATGAAAGCCAACAGAAACATTATCAAGTATTTCCTCACACAACACGAGCAGAAGAGTGTGTTGCGTGGTGGAAACACTGGCGTGCGACTGGATGTTGCCAATCTTAAGAAGAATGGAGGTTTGAGCCAGAAGACTCATTATTCACCCACATGTTATTACCATGGCGGTGCGACCGACTATGAGAATGGATATTCCCTTGCGGGTTTGGTGCGGTACACTGCGCCAACAATGCCTGGGGATTGTGGTGCCCCCCTGTCCTTGGCAGACAACAGACACTTTGGTTCTCGTTGTATCATGGGCATTCATTCAGCTGGGAAGGACCACTTGCATGGACGGCAAGGGTTCGCTACAGCGGTGACACAAGAAGTTGCCCGAGAGTTGCACAACCGTTTGAGCAGCTATAAGGATCCCTATGCAGCCTGTGTCGTGCCTGGTGAAGTGGATGTACCAGAGGGTGAAGCTCGCGTTGAGTTGCAGACTCAGACGGAAAAGCTAGGTCTCACAGGAGGCTCAGTTGAGCTCATCGGAACGCTGGTAAACCCAGTTAACATTTCCACCAAGTCCACACTGAAGGTATCTGAACTCGGCAGAGATCAGGTGTTTGGCCCATGCCCAACAGCACCAGCAGTGCTGCGTGCTAAGGAGGTTGATGGTGTCATGGTGGAACCCATGGTGCAGGGGTTGAAAGCTTATC